TAGATAATCCAAACACAAGTAGTCAGCGTCGTCGTCATTTAGAGGGTGAACTTGATGCATTAGAGCAGTATCAAGTTAATCATCCAGATGACGACCATGATCCATCGTCTCTAGAACTTTATTGTGATGCTCATCCTGATGCTTTAGAATGTAGAGTTTATGATGACTAATGGCAGATCAATATAGAGATAGTTGTGTTGATAGGCAAAATAGATTTAGGAAATCATTTCAGGGAGATCCGAATGATCCTATCAGAGTTTCTTTTTATGATAAAGATGGCGAAAGAATTGATGATGTAACTCGCAGTGAAGCAAACTGTGTTGCATCTGCAAATCCATCACAACTTTTTTATTTTCAAGATGGTGATGGTTATCAGAGAGAACTTTTAATTGCTGACGTTAATAAATTAACGGTGAATGACCATTCACCAACAGGATCTATTTCGGGTAAATATACTTCTGGAGTGGGTCAAGGCGGTTCTGATTCTGTTATAAGTTCTTCTATTGATAGAGCTAACGATATTTTTATAAATCAAACTTTAGATAAGGCTGCTATAGACATTCCTCCAGACTTAGGCGAATTCTAAAATGAATGAATATTCAGGAAATTTTGACCTAAATTCAATATCATCCCTACCAAGATGGTTTGGTAGAGTTGTGTCCAGTGTTTCGTGGCAGGATAACATTGAAGCATCGCATTTTGATCCAAAAAATCAAAAAGGTTGGGGTTATAGATATCGTGTTAGGTACTTTGGCATACACTCGGGAAATACTGAAGAACTCCCTGATGAACAACTACCAATGGCTAATGTTGTTATGCCAGTAACATCTGGTTCTGGATTGGGTGGGTCATTTGATACGCCTGCAATACTTGCCGGAACTATTGTGACTGGATTCTTCCTTGATGGTATCGCTGGTCAAGAACCTTATATTGATGGTATCTTGATAAATTCAAATAACACTGTACCAAAGAAGCAACCACAGGGAAATATTGGTGGGTTGCAACTTTTTAATGATACATATAAAGGAACTAACCCACAAACGGCGGCATATGTTCCTGACTCTTTACAAACAATTAAAAAGATTGAAAGACCAAAAGTTGCAAGTAATCAGTATAAAATTATCCCCCAAAACACTCTGACCATATCTGAAATAAAAGCAAGAATTACAACATAAAAAAAATGACAGTACTTCCCGCAGGAACTCCTCAGACTAAAGATATTGACCAATCTCCAGTAACTCACAGGCACTCCCAATCATTTGCGGAGATTTCTAAACTTGCTTGGCAACAAGATATAGATCTTAGAACCGTTGTACATATACAAAGTCCATGTAAAAGTGATAATAGTTCTATGAAAGGAATTCAGAGAACTATTAAAAATATGCAGATAGATTTGGAAAGAATAAAAAGATTTTCAAATGTTAATTCCGCTGTTGATGCATTAACCAGAGAGGACCAAGAACCTGGAAAGTCTATTAAAAGAATAGTAAATTTTTCTGCAACTGATATTTCTGGATATGTTATTAATATTCTGGGTGGTGCTCGTGGGTGGGTAATGAATACAATACAAGATAAAGTTAAAGAGAAACTTCCTTATTTTTTCCCTGGAGAAATGCCATCCTTTATTGACAAACTAGATAAAGGTTTAAATGGAATTTCTTGTGCTTTTGCTAAAATAATTAGAGGACTTGCAAAGACTATTGGCAATCTTTTATTGCAAATGTTGGATAAGTTTATAAATGGACCAATGTGTTTTGTTGAAAATTTCATTGGCAATTTGCTGAAAAAAATTATGAATCCAATTGAGAAGGCAATAAAGTCTGCAGTATCACTTCTTAATGTTGCTTTGGGTAAAATTGCAAATCTTGCTGGAAGTTTATTTAACGCATTAGATTTTATCACGGGTATTTTAAATTTCTTTAAATGTGACGATGATAAAGCGTGCCCTTCAGTTCAGGAAACAACTTTATCTGGAGCAGGTCAAAATAATCCCCAAGGAGGAGACCCAGTAGGAAAAAATCCATTCAGCAAATTTCTTTCTCCTTCAGATACTTCTAGAAGTTGTCCAACAAATCCATTACCCTGTGGACCACCAAGAGTGCAATTTTTTGGTGGTAATGGTATAGGTGCAATGGCAAACGCTATAGTCAGTCCAAATTCAAATTCAATTATTGGATTTGATATTGTTAATCCCGGATTTAGTTACCTCGCGCCACCATTTGCAAATATTGTTGACGAGTGTGGAAATGGATCTGGTGCATCATTAGTTGTTCAAACTAGACCTTCACCTAAAGGTGGATTGGAGATTAAAAATATTGTAGTAGCTGCGCGGGGAGACGGGTACTTGCCTGCTCCAGATGGTTCTTTGGGTGGAAATGGTATCACATGGAAAGAATCCCAAGAGGGGTATGTTGTTACACCTAATGGCGATTATTTTACTGTTCCTTCTGGAATAGAACCACCAAATTTACCCCCAGATAGTGTATTTTTCCCACCAGAGTCTACTTTGGCAGTTCCATCAGATGCCACATCGTTAACTTATCCTGTTATTCTCATTATTGATGAAATTTATATTGAAGATTCTGGTTTTGGATATTTGCCAGGAGATACTTTGGAAGTTGTTCCCAATAATGGAGCAATACTTCAACCAGTGATAAATGAAAGAGAAGAAATAACACAGGTTAATATTATTAATCCTGGTTCTGGATTCACTGACATACCCGAAATCATAGTAAATTCTAATACTGGATATAACGCAAAACTTATCCCAGTTCTTAGAGCTATCCCTGTAGAGGCAATTGCAAATATTGGGGACATTGAACCCACAACAGCAGTTGTTAGTGTAGTTGATTGTGTTGGTAGAGTTCCTCCAACAGAAACTTTTGATATAGTACCGAGATAAAACATGGCAAAATCTAAAAATTACGAAACAAAAACAACGGGAACAAAAGATGGTCAGATAACTTTTGGCAATATTCATCCTGACCAAGTGAAATCTTCTGTCATGCTTCAAGGTCAAGAGTCTCTTGAATATATTACGATAGACCAAACCGCCCCAAGAAAAAGGTGGATTACTTCTAGATGCAGGGGAAGATATCAAGTTAAATGTGGAGATGATATTCCAAAAGATGAAATTGGAATGTGGTTTAATGCCGATAGAAGTGATATCTTAATCCAAACAAAAGGTAGACTAAGACTTGAAGCTGAAAATATTGATATAATTGCCAGAGGTCCGGACCCTACAAAGGGTATAGTCAATATTATTTCAAACGAAAGCGTTAATATTGAAACTAAAAAATTTACTGCTAACGCAAATGAATCCATCAGTATTTTTACTGATGGTCAGATGCAACAAACCGCAATAAATATTATGCGAATTTATGGTGGTAGCATTCAAAGAATAACTTCTATGAGTGCAGAGAAAACACCATCATTGCCAATATTAGATAAAATAGTACAATTAACTAAACCGCAAGCATAACTATGTCAAGTTCAAGTGATTTTGAATTAATTCATGGACAACTCCATGTGACAAATGAAGAATCAAAACCAGAAGCTTTAGGAAGAGGTCCAAAAAGCATTCATGGTTCTGCATATTTTCAAGCGCCAGTTCATATCGGAAAAGATAGTGATTTTGGAAGTGTTGAAGCATCTTTAATGATTGGTAGAGAAACTAATCCAGATACACCATCAAATGCAAAAAGATCTGTGCATGTAAAAGGTGATGTTAAGATTGAAGGTGATGGGCAAACTAGTAATGCCCTTTACGTCACTGGCACTACTACTGATGTGGTCTATATTGATGGTGACTTATATGTGAGTGGAAAAGTAGATTGTGATAATAAAGGAAGACTCGCAGCTAGATTTTCGCAAGCAGATGCTAGACCAAAACCATTTGATATGATTCATCCATCATTGGGAAATGGTCATCGTCTTAGATATGCATGTATTGAGGGTCCAGAAGTTGGAGTATATTTTAGGGGTAGAATAACAAATCAAACTGAAATTGAACTTCCTTGGTATTGGAAAGACTTGGTTCATGTTAATAGCATATCTGTTCAACTTCAACCAATAGGTTCTCATCAAGATATTATTGTGAAAAGATGGGATTCGGAAAAAATATATCTGCAATCAAAGAGTGCAATACCAATTGATTCTTTCTATCATGTTTATGCAGAGAGAAAGGATGTCAATGCATTGGTTGTTGAATATGATGGTAATGAGTGGAGTGATTATCCTGATAAAGATTATAATGATCCCCAATATGCAAATAAGGTAAATACAAAGACTCTGTGAAAAAATTAATTTATATTGAAGAAAATTTTTTAGATTCAATAGAGTGTAAGTCTTTTGTGGATTTTGCTATCGAAAATAAAGATAAAGAAGTTCCGTATGGTAGCGAAAGTAGGGGTGGAGATACTTTTATTACTAATTTGGATTACGGTGGCAATCTGTATCAGGGGGGAATACCAGATTGTACTAACTTGGAAAGTATAAAAAGTCCAATAATTTCTTCAATTACAAAAATTTGTAAGTCTTTTGATGAAAATATTAAATTAGACTATGCAACGATTGTGAGATGGCCTGAAGGAACTTTTATGAAACCTCATTATGACAATTCCTATCAAGATAATCCTGATGTTTTTGCTGTATTAGTATACCTAAACGACTCTTATAAAGGTGGATATACTTGCTTTGAGGAATTTCAAGTGAAACCACAATTAGGAAAATTGGTTATATTTTCCAACTCACAATATCTTCATCACGTTACAAAAGTTGAGGACAGTGAAAGATTTGTCCTCTCCCTCTGGTACAGTGGGTTGACACGGACCCCTGACCGTGCTATGATACATGGGTAATCAACGGACGAACGAATGCAAGACGAGTACCTCTCACGCTGCGTTGTGGACCCCATCAAACGAACCGTGTACCTTTACTCCAATGAAGGAGATGAAAAGCAAGTGACCTGTGATACGGTAGAAGAATTTATGAATGTACTAGACTTCGTTCGTGCTACAGTGGATGAAGAGACTCTCTCATACGCAAATCCACTTTAAGTTTCAAAAAAGGTCGAAAAAAATCTCCCGGTAAAAATTGCCCTTATTACTTTTTTGAAAAGTATGGTTTATAAAATTTCATACAAAGACCTCAAAGAGGAACCAGTTAAGACAACTCCAGAAAACGTGAAAGAGGCAAATGAGGCACTCTTTGCAGCAAAGTGGAATCTCCCTAAAGCAGCAAAGCACTGCGGAATGTCACAAAAAGAAATGAAGTTGACATTCTGGGAGTATATCAAGTATAATCCTATTACTTACGAGGCGTAAGTTTTTTATGGGCGTGTAGTCCAGCGGCAGAGACAGGGCGCTTAAAACGCCTCCAGGGTCGGTTCGAATCCGACCACGCCTATGAGGTTCTTCCTCTAAATAAACAAAAGAAAGGACTATTCTATGAAATACAGAATAGATGCCAGATACGTTTGGTATAATCGCGGAACACAAATTGTTCTGCTGTATTTCATAAATCAAATTCCCTTTACTTTTGACGATTTGCCAGACGAATCAATATTCGATTTGGAATTAATCGAATTAGCAGATAACGAAAGAAGATTTGAACCAGAAGACCTTTATCAGGCATCATACTACTTAATGCTTGAAGAATGTCATCCTCTCTTATATGAGTTGGAACTGGAAAATCCAGAAATGTTGCCTGTTGATTAATGCCCTTGTAGCTCAGTGGTAGAGCAACGGTTTTGTAAACCGTTGGTCGCTGGTTCAAATCCGGTCGGGGGCTTGAGTTCATAAAACTCCAAAAATGTCACTTATTTCACAAACTGACCGC